TGTTAGAAGACTACAACAACAAATGTCATCAGGTGTTCAAGAAGCATTTTTCACACATTTAAAACTTAAAGGTTTATACGAACAATATAAAATATCTCATAGAGATATTCTAGTAGACTCTACACCACCAGCTTTATATGAATTGTATCAGACATCAAGATTAAACGAATTAAAATACAATACATATAGTCTTCAAGCAGGTGATGATTCATTCTCAAAAACTATTGCGATGAAGAAAATATTAGGATTCACAGATGATGACATTGAAGAGAATGAAAAAATGCTAACTATGGAACTAGAAAAACAAGCAGAACGTGATTATATGATTGAGAAAATTCAAGAGTTTGGTTCTAGAGAGGCAGCCGAAAAGGCAATAGCAAAAGAACAAGAGCAAGATTCAGACGATTCAGACGACTTCTAGAAGAAAAACAAAAAAAAAGAGGAGGAAAGCACCTATTTATTTAGGTGCTTTTTTTATATAAAAGTGTAAATAATTCTAGACTCAAAGGAGAGAAAAATATGCAAGCACTAAAACTTATCACTGAAAACGATTTTTGGGGTGATTATGAAATCATTAAAGAAAACGTAGAAGGAAAACCTAGACAAATCAAACTTCGAGGTCCGTTCATGCAAGCTGAAAAAGAAAACATGAACAAAAGAAAATATCCTTATGATGAAATGAAGAAGGAAGCAGATAGATTCAATGAAGAATTTATTAAAACAGGTCGAGCATTAGGTGAATTAGAGCATCCAGATTATGCGTACATAAACTCAGAGCGTGCCGCACAACGAATTATTTCATTAAAAGAAGGCGACAACAAAACTTTCATAGGTGAAGCAATCATACTTGCAACTGATGATGAGCATAATATTAAAGGGACACCCTTAGGTGACATCACTGCTTCATTGATACAATACGGAACTAGATTAGGACAATCAACACGAGGTGTTGGTAGATTAGAAAACGGAGTTGTTAAAGGATATAAACTTTCAACTGTTGATGTAGTTTCTGACCCTTCAATAGGTGAATACGTTGAAGGTATTTTAGAGTCAAAAGATTTCATGATTAATACACATGGTGTTGTAACAGAAATGTGTTATGATAGATTAACAAATCAGTTAAAACATTTACCAAATCATGAGAAATCACAGTACGTTGAAAAAGCTGTGAATGACTTTATAAAAAATATTAAAATAATTTAAAATATAGAATATAGGTATACATTTTTGATAAAAATTAATGGACTTTTTTGTCATTTTTTTTACTTATTTGTATAAATAGTCAGTAAGGCATATTCTCTAGGAGATACATATATGGAACAAGCTACAGAAAACCTTTATAAGGCAATCACAAAAGGTGATTTTTCAAAGGCGAATGAAATTCTAGGAGACATTCTTCAACACAAAACTGTTGATAGAATCCAAAACATTTTAACACCCCAGGAGGCAAAATAATGAAAGAAGCTATTGAGCAGTTTGTAAACAAGCTGAATGAAGAAGGTATCCTATCAGAGGACCAGATTAAAGGTTTTGAAGAACTTGGTTCTGAAATTCAAAAACAAATCGAAGAGAAAGCTGAAGCTGAAAAAGAAAAAGCAATAGTTGAAGCTAAAGAGGATTTAAAAATAAAATTAGCTGAGTCTGAAGCACATCATGAAGATGAACTTAAGAAGATTGAAGAAACATTTGATTCTGTTATTGAAAAAATGAATGCAATCAATGAGTCTAAAATTAAATTAGCACTTTGCAACTACAAATTAAATGAAAAATTATCATTTGACGAGCAAAAAGTCGTTGAAGGTATTGACAAATATTTAACTACAGTTGTTGAAGACCATCTTCCAGAACAACCAGTTGTTGATTATGCTAAATTAGATAAGCTTGAAAAAACATTTGAAACAATGCGTGAAAGCCTCCTAATCACAAATGATGATGTTCAATCTAAAGTTGATAGCATACTAGAAGATGTTCAAGAAGAACTTTCTCAAAAATCTGACTTACTTAACGATGCGATTAAGAGAAATATTGAATATAAAGCTAAATTAGACAAAATAGACGCAGAAAATACACTTTCTGAGAAGGTCTCTGATCTTCCAGATTATGAAAGAAAGAAACTTGAAAAGGTATTCTCAGAGTCAACTTCAGATGAAATAAATGAAGCTTTTGAAAGTGAACTTGAAAAAATTCAAAATGAAGAATATCTAGCAGAAGAAGTTGATAATTCAGCACCTGTTATTCAAGAAAAAGTAGAAGAAGCAAAAAGTGAGTTAGATATGTACGCTCAACTCGCCGAAAGATTTCTTCCTAAGAAATAATTTAAAGATAAGAAAAAAAAGGAGAACAACTAACTATGAAAACAGTATCATACTTATCAAAAGAAGAGCTGTTGGATAAGTGGGCAGGCGTTCTTGATGCTGGTGACGGCATCCAGAACGAGCAAGTTCGTTTGACAACAGCACAGGTATTGGAAAATACCCAGTCTGACTCTACACCTGGTTCGCTAGTTGCAGAAGCACAGACTACAACGAATACTGTAGGGTTTGATCAAAACACTACAGCCATCGGAGCTTCCGATGTTCGTTGGCCTGGGATTGTTATCCCAACAGTTCGCCGTATCTTTCCTGAGTTAATGGCTCATGAATTATTCGGTGTTCAACCTATGAGTTCTTCGCTTGGTTATGCATATGCTATCCGAGCCAAGTACGACACAGGTGCTAAGTTCTCAGCAGGAGCTTCTGCTGACAACACAGAACTAGGTTATAACACACAGTTAACTGAATTTACAGGTACTTCAGGTGTTATCTCTGGTCCTTTAAACCCATTATCTGCTAATGCAAATATGCAAGCATATGTGGGTGCGACAGTTGCCATCTCTGGTGACGTTGCAGGCGGAAGCCAAAACACTGGATTCGGTGACGGTCAAGGCGCTTTAGTTCAAACGGCTGAAGGTGCTACAGTTAATGGCAATATGCCAATGGCTAAAATTGACTTAGTTAAAGGAGCAGTTGAGGCTAAATCTCGTAAATTGGCTGCTAACTGGTCGCCAGAACTTGCTGAAGATTTAGCTAACCAGCATGGTGTTGACGTTGACGCTGAAATGACAAGCATCTTGACATATGAAGTTCAAGGCGCTATTGATAGACAGTTAATTACGGCTGCCGTTAAAAATGCAATCAATGATGGATTCACTTCTACTTTCACTCCTGCGAGTGCTGACGGAAGAAACCAAATTGAGCGTATTGGTGCTTTATTAACTCATGTTATCGCTAAATCAAATGCAATCGCTACTAACACAAGACGTGGAGGAGCCAACTTCGCAGTTGCTTCACCTAATGTTGCGGCGATTCTTGAGAGATTAAACTCAGTGCCAATGGTAAATGGAGGAGAAATTCCTACAGTACCACAAGCTGGTGTAGGCGCACTTGCTAAAGTTGGATTAATGAATAGCGGGAAGCAATTACTTCTTCGTGACACATTTGCTCCAGCAAACTCAAGTTACTTATTACTAGGGTACAAAGGTAACACTTCACAAGATGCAGGTATCATTTACTGTCCTTATATCCCTCTACAGCTAATGAGAGCGATTAAAGACTCTGATTTCTCACCAGAAATCGGTGTTCGTACTCGTTATGGTGTATTCGAAGGATACGGTTCAGACACTAACTGGGGAGCTGGAAGATATTATCAGTTCATCAGAGTAGCTGGAATGACAAGCAGTACCTCACAAGGTCTTGGTAAATTATTCACATTTGCTTAATCGTAAATGTAATGTTTACACGAAAAGAGCATCAAAAGATGCTCTTTTTTTTATCTAAATATAGTTTTTACAGTATAATATAGTATGGACAAAGTTATAGTTTACACTTGTATTACAGGCGGAAAGAATGATCTTCTTGAGTATGACAAAGAAGATGGTATTCAATATATTTGTTTTTCAGAAGATGATATAAAAACAAAAACAGATCAATGGCAAATAATGGACTTAGAATGGTCTTTTGATGACCCAAGAAGAACAGCTAGATACCATAAAATAATGTCACAAGACGTTTTACCCGAACATGATTATAGTGTTTGGTTTGATGGTTCTATGTTACCAAAAGTTAACATTAGAGATTTAGTTAATTGGGTAAAAGGTAAAAATGCAGATTATTGTGCTAGACCTCATCCAGGTTGGAACTGTATATACACAGAGTCAATGAGAATTAGAGAATTAAACGGACAATTTTTTAAGTTAAGTGATGAAGAGATACAAAAAATAGATGATGTTCACACTAGATATGAAATAGAAAAGTTTCCTCGTAACTATGGACTTCATGAAACAGGTGTTTTAGTAAGAAAGAATTGTAGTGAAGTACATGATTACAATGAATTATGTTC